TATAATATGATATCATGCAATGGAGTTAGATTATGATCCTCGTTGATTTTAGCCAAGTCATGATTTCCAATATCATGATGCAGCTACACAATAACGAAAGCAAGCTCGACGAAGATATGGTAAGACACATGGTCCTTGCCAGTCTGCGTTTGTATAAGCGCAAGTTTGGCGCAGAGTATGGCGAACTTGTGATTTGTGCTGATGGTCCGAACTGTTGGCGTAAAGAAGTATTCCCTCACTACAAAGCTGGTCGTCGTAAGGCTCGTGAGAAGTCTACGCACGATTGGTCGTCAATTTTCGACGCGCTCCACAAGATTCGCGACGAGCTGCACGATAATATGCCATATCCAGTTCTGCGTTTCGTTCGCGCAGAAGCTGACGATATCATTGGTGCTCTGTGTCATGCGCATGGTCAGCACGGCGTAGTCACTGAAAAGATTCTGATCGTGTCTGGCGACAAAGATTTCGTTCAGCTTCAGAAGTATGATAACGTCGCACAATACTCGCCAACTATGAAGAAGTTCATCACGCCTGATGTCAATCCAGAGCGCTTCAAGCAGTATCACATTCTGCAAGGCGATGCGGGTGATGGTGTACCCAACTTCTTGTCGGCTGACGACACGTTCGTATCTGGTGGTCGTCAGAAACCATTGCCTAAGAAGAAACTCGAAGAGTGGACGTTGATGCAGCCAGAAGACTACTGTCAAGGTGAGATGTTGCAAAACTATCATCGCAACAAAACGATGGTTGATCTCGACTGCATTCCCGATTGGCTGCAGGAAGACATCGTCGAATGTTATGCTACATATAATCGTAATCCCCGCAGCAAGATTTTCAACTACTTCGTTCAGCATAAACTTCGTCAGCTGACTGAAGCTATCTCGGAGTTCTAATATGACTGTATTCATGGCTTCTCAAATCATCGCGACTCTTATCGTTACGGGCGGATGCACACTTCTTATGGCAAACTTTGTAACAGTTGCTAAAGAATACGTCAGATTGCAGAAGTGGTTCGTGCGAAGCGTTCGCGTTCTAATGTTGCTTCATGCTTTCGCGTTTCCTGCGTCTATCATCAATCTGATCTGGAGCTTCTAATGAGCGATCTCTATTATAGAGAGTCTTGGTTTGATCGTCACTTCGACAAGATATTCGGTGTGACTATTGTTACTCTTTTCGTTATTGGCGCACTTATGATTTACGGTTTAGCCACTAACGACAAGCGTCTCTTTCAGCAGTGTCTCGACGACGGCAAGAAAGAGTATGAGTGCCATGCTCTGATTCATGTTGGAGGTCGTCGATGAATCGTCGAGGCGTTCTTGGTATTCTTGGGCTTGGTGCAGCAGCTGGACCAGCATTGATCAGTCAAGGAGCAACTCCAGCGATTTACAGCACTTCTGGCTCTTATAGCGGAAAAGACAACATCACAGAAGGAATCGCATGGAGCCCAGTTGAACAGCTTGCAGATGCGCGAAAAGAATACGCACTACTAACAGGCGATAGAGAAAAGTGGGTTGCTGATTGGTTTGCGCGCGAGTGGGAAGAATATCAGAATGGATACTCGTCGTATCGTTTAGAAAACATCGACGCCGACATTCGTAACATGAAGTCGTTCTCTGAAACAGCTAAGGTTCGAATGCACATTATGCGTAGAGCTGAACGTCGAGCAGATTCATATACACGCAATACGTTTGAACGAATTCAACAACTGATGGAAAACCTAAAATGATCGATCTAAATAAGTATGCAGATTTCGTTATGGCTGTTACGAGCAAGGAAAGCCGAGAGGTCGAAGTTTTCGTCGAGCGTCTGAAAGAAGTTCATTTCGCTAATCCTAATCTAAATGGCTCGCTTCTTCTGACAGCAATGATTGGAATGACCAGTGAAGCTGGTGAAGCACAGGAAATCGTCAAGAAAGTTCTGTTCCAAGGTAAGCCATTCACCGAAGAAACTCGCACACATCTCAAGAAAGAACTTGGCGATGTCATTTGGTATTGGGTTAATGCTTGCAATGCGTTGGGTCTCAATCCAAACGAAGTCGTTCAACTCAATGTAGAAAAGCTCCAGGCACGTTATCCTGGCGGAACGTTTGACGCACACTATTCTGAAAACCGCAAAGAAGGTGATATCTAATGTCTAAGCTCGTAATGGTCGACGTCCTTTCATCGTTTCGTATGCGCTATGTTGTTCGTGCAAATAGCGTTGAAGATGCGCGTGACGAAGTAACATGGCGCGAAACCGATAACACATTCAAAGAATTCAGTCAGAAGCACATTGAACCAACTGCAATCATCGACTATCGCGAGATCACCGAAGAAGAATATCTTAAGATATTCGATCAAGATAATCAGTATCTTTCTGGTTGGACTGACGAGCAGAAGAAAACTTGTATAAATGTAATCGAGTATAACGAAGAATCGGAGGGTATTGACGATGGCGCTTGATACAAATAAATGTATGGCGGTGATTGTAGATAAGATTGAAGCACAAAAAAGCGTCGAGAAGCAGATCGAGTTCCTGCAGCTGCATAGCTCATATGCTCTCAAGACTGTGCTTGGTTATGGTATGGATCCTGGAGTTAAGTGGCTGCTTCCAGATGGTGATCCGCCATATCGTCCACTCGACGTGAGCACAGATCAAGAAGGCAGATTCTATACAGAATGTAAGAAGCTAATCTACTTCGTTGACTCGCCAGAGGGACGTGAAGTAAAGCCACTGAAACGCGAACAGCTGTTCATTCAGATTCTTGAGTCTATTGATCCGCGTGATGCCAAGCTGCTGCTTCGTATGAAGAATCGCAATCTGAAAATCAGCTACGAAGCTGTTAGGGCTGCATTTCCTTCATTGACAAGTGCATGGGGACCTGGTACAGTTACTCCTGTTGTAGTGGAGGAAATCGTGCAGCAAGATCCCTTTCGAGAAGAAGAAATCGTCGTTCCTGTCAAGCGTGGGCGCGGTCGTCCGAAAGGTTCTACTAAGAAGGCGGTAGCATGAAAACGGCATTTATCATTGGTAATGGTACGAGTCGTAAAGGATTCGATCTTACTCGTCTGAAATCTTATGGAGACATCTTTGGCTGCAATGCGCTTTATCGTGATTACCCTGATTACTCTATTCCTGACTTCCTCGTTAGTATTGATGACGGTATTATTGCAGAAATAGAGTCTAGCTCGTTTCCTTCCAAGCGTTTCATCGTTCCACCGATGGATGAAAGATGGGAACCCGTAGAAGCTAATCCCTATCGTCCTCGTAGCAACGCTGGCATCAATGCTATGCGTGAAGCGATCAAGATGGGATACAATCAACTCATTTGTCTTGGCTTTGACTTTATGATTACGAGCGATGCCAAGCAATCTGTATCAAACGTCTACGACGGCACGGATAACTATGGGATGGAAGTTCGCGCTCGCGCGGAAGATAATCCTGGAAGAATCCGTTATCTGCAATGGCTGGTAGCTTCGAATCCAGAAGTGGATTTCTTGTTTATCTTCCCTGATAGTGTGACTCCAACCACACTCGTCGGAAAAAATGTTTTTGTCAACACATATGAAAATCTCCTGAAGCATACATAGTTGCAAGAGTTTTCAGGAGGAGAACTACAATGGTTAAGAAAATCTATCTCGAACATTCTGACATGAACAAGATGGATCATGTTCTGGGTAAGTTCCTAGATCATGATTGCTATGATCTTGTTCTTACGGAAGATACTGACGTTTATGAACCACTGACTCCATTGCAGATTGCGATGGGCGAAACACATAGCGAAAAGAACATCCTATGTAAGTTCCGTAAGAATGTGTTCACTAAAGAAATGACAGACGCAGCGTATAAAGCTCTGCGCTCTGGTGCTCTTATGTCTGATAATCGTGGACTTGCTGCTGGCATCGAACGCGACACAGAGTTCCAAAAACTGCCAGACGGTACTGGTTCTCGTCGTTGGGTTACGATGCGCGAAAAAGCTGTGCTTCAGTATATCATGGCTGGTAGTCCTAAAGCTATCGACGGTGAAGATCAGCTTGTTCACATTTACGAAACAACTCCTAGCAAACCATTACAGGGTCGTGGATCAGGTGCCAATAAGAATCTAGCTGAGATCGGTGCTGGTGCTATCTGGATCGTTCATAAAACAACAGACTTCAACTTTGACAACTGGTTTCATTCGATTAAGAATCTGTCGCCAGAAGAACGTATGGAAAAAGCTCAATACATTCTGGAAGAGTTGATTTCTGCTTCTACATATGCTAATGGTGTTCGTTCTGGCGTTGGTGGATTCATGGATCGCTATCCGCGTATCCCGTTCTGTCGTGAAACTGGTTGGAGCGCGAACAATCACAAGCTCTACGAAGATGCGCTTCCTTTGTTCGAAGCTGCTGCCAAAGTCTTTGAAGATAATCTGCCAATTAGATTCGCAGGTCAAATGGAAGCTATGAAACAACTGGGTCCTGACTGGCAGATTGGTAATACGCCTTACACGACTCTGACAATCAATCGTGACTTCCGCACAGCAGCGCATCGTGACGTTGGTGATCTATGTGAGTCGTGGGAAACTACAGAAAATCCGCGCGGTTTCAGTAATCTGCTCGTGTTGGATAATGGCAAGCAATACGATGGTTTCTATCTTTGCTTCCCAGAGTTTCGTGTAGCAGCTGACATTCGTGCTGGCGACATGATTATGATGAACGCGCATCGTATCCATAGTAATAGTCCAGCATTTGGTTATGAAGAAGGCTTCGAGCGTATGTCAGTCGTGATGTATTTTCGCGAGTCTATGCTCAGCTGCGGCTCGAAGAAGTATGAAGAAACTCGTAAGAACTTTGTCTATATGCGTCGTGACAACAAAGAACACGAACTATGGCA